TTCAGCGCAATCTCGCCCTTGGTGTTTTTGATGATGGACACCGAACCATCAAAGGTTTTCGCAGACATGCGAACCTCCGGTACCTAGGTTGTTAAAGAGCGGGTGAGCTAGGTCTACACCCGCTCTGCCGTGCAGTCGCTGCATCGACAAATCCAGACTCACACAACCTTACAGCAGCGTCAAGTAGCCCGGTTTCCGGCCAGTTTCCGGGCGGTTCCGCGCAGCCAGCGCGGGCGCGACGGCGCAGCCACAGCAGCGAGCGAAGGGGGGCACATGGACTGGCGAAAGCAAGGCCCCCGGTGTTGTAGTAAACCGCACATAACACAGTCCAAAAAATCGAACGTGTAAAGTTACGTGCGTACCCAAAAAATTTACCCAGTAAGCCACGCCGAATAAATACTGGTTATGAAAATAACCATCGAACTTACTGACAAGTGGTTGTGGCTTGTGTTGTTATTGCTACTGTAAAGTTAGCCCCTTGACACTCACGTCCACCCCAGTGCTACACTGAGGCATGGATAACCTGCCCCTCTACCACACCAAGTGGAATGACCGACTGGCGTTTGATATTGCGCTCACACTTGAGGGCAGTGGAGAGACGCTGCAGGAAGTGATTACACGTCACAACATCTCTGCCAGCGATATCCTCATCTTCAACGCCGACCCGGTGTTCCTGAAGAAGGTGGAGCACTACCGTGGCGAGGTGCGAGATAAAGGGCTGACGTTCAAACTCAAGGCTCGCGCACAGGCTGAGGAACTGCTCACCACCTCGTGGCTCCTTATCCATGACCCGGCAGTCTCTCCCGCAGTCAAGGCCGACCTGATCAAATCCACGGTAAAGTGGGCGGGGCTGGAGCCTAAGACCGATGTCGCTACTGATGCCGGTGGTGGTGTGAAGATCACCATCAACCTTGGTCCAGATCCCAAAGATGCACGTACTATCGAGGCTGAGGATGTCCCTTCCGTCGAGTATTCAGAATCTGTTCACTGACAACGTGGCACGGTTTCGTTCTTCGGCAGAGGCCAAGAACGTGGAAGCTGCACTAAGGGCAAATGGCAAGTCCTACCAGACCAAGATCAGCAAGTCCAAGAAAAACGGACGTGAGTTCGTGGTAATGCTGCTGGAGTCATCCGGTGGCAATTGAGATCAACTACACGCCGCCCCCCACCGGCAAGAAGTTCATGGCGTCCAACGCCAAGATGCGCGTTCTGATGGGGCCAGTGGGCAGTGGCAAAAGCGTCACATGCTCCTTTGAGATTGTGCGCAGGGCGACCATGCAGCAGCCCAACGCGCAGGGCATCAGGAAGACCCGTGCGGCCATCGTCCGGGAAACTGCCCGTCAGTTGCAGGACACGACGATCAAGACCTTCCTTGACTGGTTCCCGCCCGGACAGTGCGGGGACTACATGCGCACCACCAAGACTTACTTCTTCAAAGTCGGGGACGTTGAGTGCGAGATTATGTTCCGGGCGCTGGACGACGCTGACGACGTTGCCAACCTGAACTCCTTGGAGTTGTCCTTCGCGTGGTTCAACGAGTGCAGGGACATCCACCCCGACATCGTGGACGCGATGAGCAAGCGGATCGGGCGGTTTCCCAGCGCCAAGGACGGCGGACCCACGTGGCATGGCATGTGGGGGGATACCAACCCGCCAACGATGGATACGTGGTGGTACTACCAGATGGAGCACCTTGACCCCAAGGATGGGGTCTCACCTAACGACAACGGGTGGCAGGTGTTCAAACAACCCTCTGGGCGCAGTCCCTACGCTGAGAATATCGAGAACCTGCCGGATGGGTACTACGATACTCAGGGCCGTAGCGAGGAGTACATCCGGGTCTATATCGACGGTGAGTACGGGCTGTCGAGCGCCGGTATGCCGGTATACAAGTACTTCCGGCCTGACTACCACATGGCAAAGGAGCGGCTGCGCCCCGTGGTCAACGGCGTTCGGCCCATCGTGGTAGGCATGGACTTGGGTCTTACGCCTGCGGCTGTCATCGGGCAGCAAGACCCCCGTGGTCGGGCACTGGTGCTGGGCGAGGCGGTGAGCTTCGACATGGGGGTGCAACGGTTCATGCGCACTGTGCTCAAGCCCTTGCTGTATGAGAGGTTCCCCGGTGCGCCCGTGCTCATTGTCGTTGACCCTGCGGGTGTGCAGCGGGCGCAGACTGACGAGCGCAGCGCGGTGGACATTATCAAAGCTGAAGGGTTTAAGGTCATCCCGGCTAGGACCAACAGCGTGTCGGCTCGGATCAACGCCGTGGATGAGTACCTCATGCGTCAAGTAGACGGCGATCCGGGCTTCCTGATGGACCCGCGATGCACTCAGCTTAAAGCTGCCATGATGGGGGGCTACCGCTACAAGCCCAGAGGCGATGGTGACATCGACAAGAACAAACATTCGCACGTGGCCGAGGCGCTCCAGTACCTGATGCTGCACCTGCACAGCGCTGGAGAAGGTGGGCACATACCCGTGCGCCGGGAGATCAAAGCGGTTGTGTCAGCAGGGTGGACGTGATATATTTGCCGCACCTCTCCGCCCATGTTGCTTCAGGGTTTCTCCCCCCGTCGAGCGAAAGTTCCGGGGGGTTTCTTTTTACTTGACAAGCTGTATACTTGTTGGTAGAACCTGCGCCTATTGGGAAGAGTAAATGGCCGGACTGACGTTTCTACGTGTTGTGAGTAATTCTGAGCTTGCCCGTCAAGAGCGGGAGGCATCGGATCGCGCACTGCAAGAACGGCAAAACCAGCCAGTTATTATTGGACTTGCGGGTTATCTGCGAGAGTGCTGGGATGTTGCGCAAATGGCGAAGCGTCCCATCGAGCAGAAAATGCTGCAGGCCCTACGCCAGCGCAACGGCGAGTACGACGCAGACAAGCTCCGACAGATCCGTGCCCAAGGTGGCTCCGAGATCTACATGATGATTACGGAGGTCAAGTGTCGTGCGGCTGAGTCATGGTTGAGGGATATCCTGCTGGATAATGGCTCCCCTCCGTGGGACCTGCAGGCTACGCCCATCCCGGACCTCAGCCCGACACAGGCCCGTGAAGTACAGACCATGTACGCCGAGCGTGTGCTGAAAATCGTGCAGGAGTTCGGCAAGGCACCCAGTGCCGAGGAGATGGCAGAGCTAAAGGAGATGGTCAGTCAGGACTATCGCTTTGCCATTTTGCAGCAGGCTCAGCTTCGTGCTGACCGGATGAAGATCAAGATTCAGGACCAGTTTGCGCAAGGCGGCTGGGAGGAATCTTTCAATGATTTCATCACTGACCTCGTAACATACCCCTGCGCCTTCCTAAAAGGCCCTGTAGTGCGTCGGCAGCGAGCACTTGGGTGGAAGACCAACGCACTTGGGAAAACCGTTGTAGAGCCAATTGAGCGGCTTGGGCCGGAGTTTGAGCGGGTCGATCCGTTCTACATGTACCCCGAGCCGGGGATCAGCAACATCCACGAGGGGTATCTGTTCCAGTATCACCCCCTTAGTCGGATGCAGTTGTCCGATCTGATCGGCGTTCCCGGCTATGACGACGATGCGATCCGACAGGTTCTGGAGATTGGCAACGGTCAGTCGTGGATCAACGAGGATGTGGAGCTTCAGAAAAACGAGGAGGAACGCAAGTACTACTCGTACATGAAGCCCACGACTGAGTTCGATGCGCTGGAGTTCTGGGGCAAGATTAGCGGCAAGATGCTGCGCGAATGGGGTCTGACCGAGGAGGAAGTCCCTGACGATGCCCGTGAGTACGACGCCAACGTCTGGATGGTGGGCAACGTCGTCATCAAAGCAGTACTGAATTACGACCCCCTTGGGGAAAAGCCGTACTGCAAGACTTCGTTTATCAAGTGCCCCGGTGCGTTCTGGGGTAAAGGTATCCCTGAGATCATCGAAGATCTTCAAGGGGTATGTAATGCCGCAGCCCGCGCCCTTGTGAACAACATGGGCATCTCCAGCGGGCCGCAGGTTGAGGTCAATGTAGAGCGACTGCCGCCTAACGAGGACATCACACAACTTGCTCCTTGGAAGATCTGGCAGACGATCAACGATCCCGTGGGGTCGAGCGCACCTGCTATTCGGTTCACGCAGCCTGATTCGCGTGCGACTGAGTTGATGGGTGTGTACGAGAAGTTCAGTCGTCTGGCTGACGATCACTCGGGCATCCCAGCCTATGTGTATGGCGATCTCAACGTGCAGGGCGCTGGACGTACCTCGTCTGGACTGTCGATGCTGATGGGCGCTGCTGGTAAAGGTATCCGGCAGGTGGTCATGCACATAGACTCGGATGTCGTCAAACCCGTCGTAATGCGGCAGTTTGTGTACAACATGCGCTACGATGAGGATGAGTCTATCAAGGGGGATGTGGAGATTATCGCCAAGGGCGCGATCAATCTTGCCGTCAAGGAGACGGTCAACATCCGCCGTATCGAGTTCCTCAACGCAACCGCCAACCCGGTCGATCTTGAGATCATCGGTAAGGATGGACGTGCCGCGATCCTTCGGGAGGTGGCAAAAGGGTTGCAGATGCCTGTGGATGATGTGGTTCCATCTCGGGAGAAGGATGGGTATACCGGGCGTATTCAGTCTAGGGCTATGGCTGTTGCTGCACAGCAGCAAGCGCAGGCTCCTGCTACCCCCGAGAACCCAGACGGTAGTCCCAAAGGCGGAGTCGCAGCAAACACGGTTATGAGTCGCGCAGGGGGTGCGGCAGCGTGATCAAGCCAGACCCCCAAGTCGTGAAAGCTCTTGCGCTTTTCAGTCGTCAGCATCCAGAAGTTTTTGGGTGGTTGAAGGATTGGGAGATGCGAGAGTTGCGACGACTACCAAGTGCGATTGAACACCCGGCAGTCTTTCAGGGGCGCTGTCAGGTGTTGGGAGAGCTTGTTGCTCTCATTACTGAATCCCCTGCTATAGCGGCAAAGTTATAATTCGACTCGCCGTCTAATCACGCATACCGATAGGAGCGTTCAACATGGCACTTCCAGAGCAGATCCGCAAGCAGACCGAGGCAGTTCAGCAGTTGTACGCGCAACTTAACGCTGACGACAACACAGGCACGGATGAAAAAACTCCCGCCGATGGAACCGTTACGCAAGTTGAGAGCGCCGATACGACGCAAAGTGCCGACGATAATGCAGCGTCGAATACTGCTGCTCCGTCATCCGCAAGTGAGCATAAAGCGGGTGATGACAATGTGCCGGAAGAAACCATCACGCAGAAGTACAGAACCCTACAGGGTATGTACAACGCTGAAGTTCCGCGTCTGCATCAGCAGAACCGGGAGATGACCCAGCGTATCCAGCAGATGGAGCAGTTGCTCGCGTCACTTTCTGCACAGCAGACTGCAGTGCAGGCCCAACAGGCCGTACAACCTACCGCTGAGAAGCTGGTCACCGACAAAGATGTCGAGGAGTACGGTGAGTCTATTGATGTGATGCGCAAGGTATCCCGCGAGGAGCTTACCCCCGTGGCACAACGCCTTGCCCAGATCGAACAGACCCTACGGCAGATGCAGGCTAACGTAGTCCCGCAGGTTCAGGCCGTAGTCCAGCGCCAGCAAGTCAGTGCTGAGCAGCAATTCTGGGCTGATCTGAGCGCCAATGTACCTGACTACCGACGGATCAACGATAATCAGGACTTCCAGTCTTGGTTGTTGCAAGCTGATCCGCTGACTGGTATTACGCGCCAGACTTATCTTGATGACGCACAACGTGCTCTTGATGCTAACCGTGTTGCCAATTTCTTCCGCGCTTGGCTAGAGTCCACTGGACAAGCCGCAGTTGCTCAATCCAAAGGTTCCGATACCAACTCCGAATTGGAAAAGCAGGTCTCCCCCGGTCGTTCCCGTAGCACCGGAACTCCTGCGACTACCAAACAAGGTAAGACGTACACCCCACAGGACATCCAGAAGTTCTTCAATGATGTCCGGTCCGGGAAGTACAAAGGCCGGGAGCAGGAGCGGAGCCGAATCGAACGCGATATCTTTGCAGCACAGCGCGAGAATCGCATCCAAATCAATGCCTGATTAGAGGATTTTTATCATGTCTTATCCCGTCGCACCCGGACGCCCGAATTACTCGGGTAACTTCATCCCCGAGATCTGGAGCGGTAAGCTCATCGAGAATTTCTACGATGCTACCGTTCTGGCTGCTATCTCCAACACCGACTACGAAGGCGAGATTCGCCAGTACGGTGACACCGTGAACATCCGCACCACGCCGGAAATCACGATTCGTGAATACGTGAAGGGTCAGACCCTGACCGTTGAGAACCCCGATAAGCCGAAGCTTCAGCTTGTCATCGACAAGGGCGAGTACTTTGCCTGCGTCGAGGACGACGTGGATAAGGTTCAGTCGGACATCAACCTGATGGATACTTGGTCCAAGGACGCTTCCGAGCGTATGAAGATCAAGATCGACCAGCGTGTTCTGACCGACATTCTGCCCGGTGTCGCTACGTCTAACAAAGGCGCAACCGCTGGTGCCATCTCCGCTTCGTTTAACCTCGGTACCAACGCTTCGCCGCTGACCGTTACCAAAGACGGCGCATCGAGCACGACCGCTGTTGTCGATCTTCTGGTTGATCTCGGCACCGTGCTGGACGAAGCCAACTGCCCGGAGGATAATCGCTACGTCGTGATCCCCGCGAAGATGGCTGGTCTGATCAAAAAGTCGGAACTGAAAGACGCTTCCCTGACCGGTGATGGCACCTCCATCGTCCGCAATGGCCGGCTGGGCATGATCGACCGCTTCACCGTCTACGTCAGCCACAACCTGTACAAGACCTCTGGCAAGTACAGCCTGATCGCCGGTCACAAGTATGGCTTCACTTTTGCTTCGCAGATGACCAACATGGAAACCATCCGCAGCGAAAGCACCTTCGGCAACATCATCCGTGGCCTTCAGGTC